TGCTTCAACAGCTAAATCTTTATCTAATGTTCCCCAAAATTCTAAAATCTCGTATCTATTTTTATCAAACTCATCAGTAGATTCTCTATCTTGTAATGATGCTTCGTATCCTCTTGCTTCATAACTCGGGCCCATCATTAAAGATTCTTTAATAGCTTCTTTTCTAAAAAATGGTCTATTAATTAAATCTCTTACTTGAGCTCTTGTATAAACATGTCGTTGAATAACATATTCTGCATCTTCAACTCTTGTTGCATCGGGGTCTGGATAAAAATCCCAACAAGATACTGCCTCTACTCTTGGTACATTTTTTATTTTAGGTTGATATTCATTTAAACCTGTTTCGTCATTTTTAACCCAGTTATGGCTTGTTTGCTCATAAGTAAATGGGCCTTTAATAACACCAGTACCAAGTAATGCCATTTCAAACAATGCATGACGAATAACAGATACAGCACTTGCTTCTTCTAATTGGTCATGAATAGTTTTTTCCATATTACCTGCTGCTATTTCTGCAGGACTAATTTGAGGTTCTGCTTTTCCGTCTGTTGCTTCACCTTCAACAAAATCAATACCTTGATATTTTTCTTTTAATCCACCAAGTATAGTATCTATTGTTGCACCGGGTGGCAAGTCTTTACCATCACCGGGAAATCCATATGGACTTTCTTGTTGTGATTGTGTATCTTGTTCTTTTTTAAACTTAGATACATGTGCATATTCTGCAATACCTTCCGGAATAGGTGTTGGCTCTACTCCTACTGGAAATTTTCCACTAGAAAATAGAACTTCTATTAACTGACCATATGCTGCTAAAACTTTTGTTTTAGTTATTTTAACAAATACTTTTGATTTTTCAGATTCTGTAAAAGCCATATCATTACCATAAACACCTCTGTAGTTACGATAAGCTCTTAGCCATCTTTCTTCATCAAATTTTCTTGCATTTTCTGCATCAATAAATTTACTTTTAACTAATGCAGAAAGACCAGAAACATCATATTCCTGTTCTTCTGTTGCATCTTTATCTTGCAATGCTAAAATTTCAGCTTGCGTTTCTTTAACCATTAATTACTTTCCGTCTGCTACTTTAGACAATTCACCTTGTGAGTATTTTTTTAAAATATCATTACTTGGTTTTTCTTTTGCTCCGTAAGTTTCTGGTGCACTTGATAATTCACCATGTGAATATTTTTTTAAAATATTAGCACTTGGTTTTTCTTTTGCAGGAGCACCATCAGCAACATCAGAAAGTTCACCATGCGAATATTTTTTCATTTTGATTTGCATTTCCATTGTCGTTCCTCCTAGTAATCTTTTTTATCAGCCATTGCAAAAAAGCTTGGCTCAACATATTGTTTGTTTTGTTTTGGATAATCTTTAGTACTTACATCCGGGTCAGCTTCTCCCCCGTTATGTGAAGATAAATTTAATGTTTTTACTCCACTTGGCTTTTGCTTTGGATAGTCTGCACCAAGGTCACCCTGTTTATATTTTGTTAATACTGGTTGTGGCATTATTTGCCCTCCTTGATTTTTGCCTTTAAGTAATCCACTAATTTAGGATTATCTACAAAAACAGTTGTTAAGCCATTGGCTAATCCATTGACTATTGTTTCTTCTTTATCGCCAATATCAATATTCCATTGATATACTATTGCGTGTAATATCTCATGCATTAATGTATTAGCGTGAGAAACTCCTTGTTCTTCTTCCGTATATCCGATAATACCTTCTTTAGAAAAAAATTGACCTTGAGCTTCGTTTGCTGTAGCAACAGTTTGTTTCCACTGCTCTAGTTTATAATCTCTATATCCAATCTTTATACTATTAGGTATTTTCATTTTAATATCCGAATACTCTATCAGCAGGTTTAAATTTTTCTTTATCTGTGTATCTATTTGCGTCATAACTTTTTGGATGCACTGCTCTACTCATTACACCATAACGCAAGGCATCATAAGCATGGTCTTCTGCATGTGTATCCACATCCTCTGGATTGTTTCTATCTACAGGTAACATAGGTAACGTTCTAATTAAATTTTTACAATTAGAAAATACTTTTAAACTTGGTTGTCCTGTATGCTCATTAATAGAAAGTTGTTTGTGTAATTCTAACTTTCCTGCTACTCGACTTCGAGGTGACCTATCTGAAGGTCTCCATCGACAGCCCTCTCTAATCATTGTCTCTGCAATACTAGGGCCGGCATCCCCTCGTTTTGCCCAAGTAGAAGAGTCCAAGATTCCGTATCGAATATATTCGTCACGCTCTTTTTCCAAGACTTGTCGGGCAAAGATATCTGCTGTAACTCGTTGGGTATAATGTTCTCTGTATATCCAGAAATTGTTATCGAAGTCAACTGCAATCCAAAGAACGCAAGCCGCAGATGAATAGCCCCAGTCACATGTTCTGAACTTGAGCCAGTTGTTGGGAATATCAAAAGGCTGAACAACGTGAGTAGTAATGCTAAACTCCGGAAAAGCTGAATTTTCAAATGCACTCCAATCTCCTTCTAAAAATTGTTTTTTTTGTACTTCTGGTAAAGAAGAGAGCATAATAAGATAATCATCTGTTTGCATAAGATAAGGATTATCTTGTAACTTAGCCGGAATAAAACGTCTTGTTATAGACTTTTGTCCTGCAATTGTGTCTATCTTTACATCAAACGCCGTGTTAGGTTCGGCAGGGTCAACAAACATTTCTTTAACCCATTGTGAACCTACGTTTCCCGGGTTACCTGTTGCTCGCATAAAAACAGGTATATCTGGGTCAACACTACGAAGTGATGAACGTAAAAAATTATATATTTCTGGCGTAGGATATTGTGGTAATTCATCAATACCTATCCATGTATATGATTGACCTTGGTAACGAAGAACGTCAGTTAAATTTTCTGCGTAACCAAATTCAATTCTAGCACCGGATGGAAATCTCCATTCTTTTTCTTGTTCTCTCCATCTAGCACCAGTAAATGCTTGTGAATATAGTCGTTGAGAATGATTAATCATATCTCTTAATTCTGGCATAGAACGTCTAATTAATAAAGCTCTATGATTTTGTTTATCACAATAACGAAGAGGGTCAATAAGCATGGCGTAAGATTTACCTCCACCTCTTGCTCCACCATAAAATACTTCTCTTTCTGCTGACGCTAAGAATTGCATTTGTGGCCCTTCATTAGGTCTAAAAATAACATTTTCCTCTACATGCTCTTGCACATTTGGAGGTAATGACTCTATAGTATCCTCTGTTATTACAGAAGAATTTTTACCTAACAACGCATCGTTTGTTTTAAGAATATCGTCTTTTTTTCTTTTTGCGTGATTAACAACTGCCGTTGCTTTTTTTATTCTTTCTTCTTGTCTTTTTATCCTTCGCTTTGCAGCGTATCTTGCTTTTGTCTCTGTACTAAGGATTCGTTTGCCTTGTGGCTCTCCTCTTTTTCTTCCAAGATTTTGTTTTGGTTTAGGTGGTGGGATGTTGTCCATCTGTTATTTACTATCTTTCGTAATCCTACGTGTGTTATCGGTCTATTTGTTTTTTGTGTTAGCCATCTAGCCACTTCACGATAAGAGCAATTATTTAAATATTCTTTTGCTTCTTCTAGTGCATCCAATTCAGATTGTACGGACTCGATGTATTTGCTATCATCGTCTGCTAGTTTAAATCCAAATGGGATTGTGCTACCTTTACTACGCTTTAATCTCATCCTTTGGCGGTAATATAAAAATACCATGAGCAACTTGAGCATTGATATCTATTTTATCTTTCTTTACTAGACCGACTCTATCAAGAATTTGTTTTGCTGCATCCATACGAATATTAACACCCGGTGTTTTACCATCTTCATCTAATGCATCTACTAAACCTTTTACAGCTTTTGCAGAATGCAATGCTAAAGAATATTCTGCTCTCTCTAGTATTTCCTCTTTTAATGCTTTAATAGCTTTTGGATAATACGTTGGTGCATATCCTGCAATCTCTCCTGCTTTTCTTGGGTCACCTTTTGCTTCTCCAAATAATGCTGTTAGAAAAGTTTGCTGTTGTTCTGTTAATTCTCTATCTATTTTTTTTGTTGGTAACATTCCATCCTTCTCCAAACATAAAATCAGACAATTCCATAAAGGATTGGCCTAAACCGTATGGGTCTATTAATTTAGAACCAACGTCGCTTTTGTTTGCTTTTTTCTCTTCTTTCTTTTGACCAGTTTGGCGTTTTAATTGTTTTGTCTTTTTCACGTTCTTCATAACTTTTTTCTACTGATTGCATTATTTGTTCTCTTGCCTTGTCTTCTTTTCCACCAACATCTGATATAATAGATAAGTTAGGAGCTGATATAACTCTTTTAACAAAAGGATTACGACAAGGAAAGTTTCTTTTATGGATTGGTAAATGTTCTGTCCATCTTTTACCAGTTTTTTTATTTTCATATTCGTATAATGGCATTAAGACCCTTTCACCCATTTTTTAGATGGCGATTTAGTTTTGCTTGGGCTCCACTTTACTTTATCGGCCCACCAAGCCGCAGACATTTTTCCCTTAGCAATATTTTTTGCATGTCTAGATTTAAAAGCTTTTCGTTGACCTGCTGTTTGATTAGTCTTTACACCTGCTTGACCAAATCTAATCGTTTTAATTTTGTCACCTTCTTTAGCAACAACAATATGTGATTTACCACTTCCATCATTTAAACGTTTTGGTTTATTATAACCGCTTACACCTGCACGCTCTAATCTAGAATCTTTCTTTTTCATTTTGCTTTTTTTTGTGCTGTTTTACTTAACTCTTTAAAATGAAATAAGGGTTTACTTGTTTTACTATGCGTTTTACCACTGTGTAATTTACCATTAGGCATTTTATGATATGCCCCCTTAAATTCTTTTCCATCTTTTGTATAATGTTTTACGCCTTTACCCATTATGAAAAACTCCTATATTGTTTTACTTTCTTTGCAATTTTTTTCGGTTGCTTCACAGACTGTTTGCCCTTTTTTGTTCCTTGGCGTTTTGCTTTTGTCGTTGCCGCATACTCTGCAGATGTTAGTGACTTGATTGCCTTTTCGGGTAGGTACCTTTCTCCAGTAACGCTTGATTTCTTCCCAGACTTGGTTCTCCACTTTTGTTTGCCCCAAGCTTTAAGACTTCTTTGACTTTTTGCTAGTGCCATTTTTTGGTTTTCTTTTTAATACTTTAAAATCCGCACCAGTTATTTTATTTCTTGGTGCTGCAACTCTTGCTAGTTTTTTTTGTTTTGGTGAATATTTTTTAAAAGGCATTATTTGTATCCTCCTCCTGCTTTTTTATAAGCTTTAGCTAATGCTTGTGCTTTACGTGCAGACCATTTACCCGCAGCTGTTCCGTGACTTGCTTGTGCTTTAATACGTTCAAATATTTTTTTACGCATTGTAGGTTTTGTATAGTTGCCTGCTTTATTAACTGTTGATTTTTTCTTTGGCACTATCCTCTTGCCCCTTCATAAAACTCTTCTGCCGCTACGACAACTGTTAAGGTATCAACTGTTCCTGCGGCTACAATTAGTTTGTCTCCTTCATGAATGTATAAAGGTTTATCTATTGTAAAAATAGATTCACTTCCTTTTCCTGTTACCGCATGACTTGAAAACAAGGTATGTGTTGTAGTAGTATCTGCTTCGTAAAACTTTAATGTATAGTTTCTATTACTTGCA